GCTGTTTTAGGATCTGTTACGAAATTCTTGACGTAGTTAGAGACAAGTCTTCTGTTTTCTTTTTTATTTATTTTTTTATATGTAAATTTTACACTTTTCATCTCCAGGGACATTATCCCTGGAATGAAATTTATGCCACGACAAATTTAAGCAACGTGTGCTTTTCTTGCTGCATGGTTTCTTTGTTGAACTAGTCTCTCATCTTTAATTTTGTCACTCATTTTAGAGTAAACAGACACGGATTTAATGTCTTTCCAACCACCCATTTCTTGAACAGCATACAGATCTCCAGTTGCTTCATATGAGTTAGTTGCCCATGAATGACGTAAAAAATGTATTGGCAAGAACCTTAATTTAGCTCGCTCCAATATACTTTTATGAGTTCGTCTCGGATCGTTGATATGCTTTGTTTTAAATCCTTTAGATGCAGAAGGGAACACAAAGGCATGTCTTTTGTCTCTGTGATTAATTTCGTTTCTTACAGTCTTCATCAATCGTAGGATGGCTGCAAAGCGATAATCAAATCTAACCTTTTGTACTTCATCATTTTTTGTTTCTGTATAAAGAATAGTTTTCTTTTTTAGATTTACATTCTTCCATTCAGTACAGAAGCTTTGACTTTTGGATCTTACACCCAATAGACTAGTCGAAAGCAGCGTATAACAAGGGACCAAATACATTTCTCTGTCTTCTTTGATTAGTTCTAAAGCTGATCTTCTATATCTTTTTAATTCTTCTGGAGTATATGGGGAGTTTATTTCAACTCTCTTCATCTCTCTATTCAGCTCTTCCTTTTTAAATATACAAACACGCTTATCTAATTCGTTGATCTCTATGGCGTATTTTTCAACTAATCTTAAAAGCTCAATCACTCTATTAGCCTGGTATTTACCAAGTGTAGTTAGAGCTTTGTGGACCTTGATATAATCATCCTTAGCCAAGTTTCTCATTGGCTCCTGGAACATTTTAAAAGAATTACTGTAAGCACGAAACATCTTTCTATGTTTTGGATTATCTCCTTTTTGAAACACAAAGTTGTTTAATATATTTGTAAAATTCTTTAGTGTACTGCTCTTTATACCTGGTCGATCCAGTCTGTTCTTTAAGAATAGCTCAGCTATTTGTTTTAAGTTCTTACCTCTTTTTTTAGCTGCCATTAAAGATTTTGGATCCTCACTCATACGGACTTTATTCTTTAACTCTTCTGCTAATTTTCTGGCTACTGCACAGGTAATGCCGGTAGTGTTTCTTTTATCATTTGGATCAAAGTAATTACCAAGGACAGTCTCTACATGCTCATTGTAAACTCCTATTTCTGCATTGTCTGCTTGCTTAGGTCTATGTCTAAACTGAAAGGACTTCTTTCCACCAGGGTAACAGATAGCTCTAAAGCCAAGAACGCTTCTGTCATTAATTGTATTTTTCTTTTTAACACCATCTTTTACTTTCGGTCTTAAAAGTTTCATTGTCTCTGGCGATATTTTTAATCTACCGTCTTCATCTTTGTATTGTTCAACGTCTGTGTAGTTGTGTTTATTTTTATTCATAACTTTCTATTCCTTTTTTTTATTGTACTTTGTTTAACGAGATTTAAAATGACCCGAGTTAGGCGTGGGATTTTAAACCCCCCATAAACCCCCCAAACCATTTTATGATAGCTGATTAGCCAAGTAGTTATTACAGTTCTTATTTCCTTAAACTCCCCAATGACCCCCCAAAGAAATCCATTGATATGCCTATTTAAGTTACATTTTGTCCTCATGTAGTGGTTGAAATGTATTGATATACCTATATAAATGGGCAACTCGGGGCGTAGCGCAGCCTGGTAGCGCATCTGGTTTGGGACTAGAAGTTTCTTTACATGCCCAACATTCGTATTACTCAACATCATCAACATAAATTAACCATAACTAACTCAGATTCACTCGTCAAGAAAAAAGACTAAACCCCCCAATGACCCCCCAAATATTAAAGGGATCGTCAGAAGTGTAATGAATACGCCATTTTGAATTTACCACGCAGATTGTATTACACGTGTTAAATTGGCTATAAAACCAAGTAAATAGCGGGTTGATTTGACGCCATAAAACAGTCGCGGCTGTTGCCGCTCCTGGTCTCTCAGAGCTTCATAGCACGCTGCCTTAATCTAGCGTGGGAGTTTTAGGGTTAACGTTAAGATCTCAGTGTACAGCTCTCTTTAGGGGTCCCGAAAGCATGCTTTCCGGTTATCTAGGATCTAATAAAGGGGTAGGGACTTATATACAAATAGGGATCCTAATAGTCTTACCTATATAGTCAGATCTAGACAGTCATAGGCACTCAAAACATAATCAAAAAAATAATAAAATTTTTGAATCTTTTTGCAAAAAAATATTATAAAAAAATTATATGAAATTAGAAAGATGCCTAGACTGTGAAGAGAGTAAAACCATCCTTATTGAGAGATACTACTTTGGTAAGCCACAACACCTTTGTTATGACTGCTATAATGTTCGATTTGGACATAACTACTTTTTGAGGATTGAGAAGCGGGAAGCTGAAGTAATTTGGATACCTAGTTTCTTAAAGCATTAGTCTCAAACTGCGTCCAGTCCAAGACAGGTTTACTACTTGATGAAAAGTAATAAACAATTATATCAATTTATCGCTTATTTTTCAATCTCCATATCTCTTCTTCAATCTTGTTTTTAAAGGTTCGCTCTGTCGAGTAATCTACACCTTCATAAACTCCAGGAACTTCTATGCTGTCATCTTGAGAACCTATCCCATAATAATCGTAATTTCTTGGAGCGGGTGGCGAACTGAAATCTGGAACTTTATATAAATTTGGTTTATCTAAAAATTTTATATCTGTTTCTTTTCTCCATTTTGCGGCTCTAGCAGCATCCTCTTCACGATCCTTTAATTGTAATCCAGAAGCCTTCAACATTGTTCCGTATTTTAGTGGTGTTCTATCAATGCCATAAGGTACGTTGATCGCGGATGGATCTGCCTTTGAATAAGCTCTATTAAATTCTTTTTCTTTTTTAGCAGCCACACGTTCCTTAGCAATTTTAACTACTTCCGGTGTAACCTCATTAATTAATTCTGGNGTTAATTTCTTTGTAATCTTCCCTAGAGCCAGGATCTTATTATGCTCTTCCATTTGCCAGTTTGGATAATCTGATTTCTCTCCTCTTAACATAGCACCTCTGTTCTTGGATTTAGCGACAGGCGTCAAGGAACTTGGACCTGGACCAGACAGGACATTTCTATTCTTTTGTCCCTCTATTGGACGGTCTCTCTTCCACCAGTATTTTCCCTGTTCATCTATAATAAAATTAGTTTCAGTTTCTCTTCTTCTCCGCTTACGCAAAGTATCCGTTGTTATGCCTAGTAAATCTGCATAGTCTCTTGAGGTTAAATTATATTCTTCGTTCATTCAGCGTACTATAAAACATAAGTATTACCCGGACAAGCAGACAGGACAAATTGGACCGTATCAACCATATCAACCATATCATCTGTTTTAGTAAAGCAGTTTATAGAATGAGATTATAAAAGTTTCTGCACGATCTATAAGTTGCTGATTTGGTTGAGTTACTTGAAATTTTAATCGTACAAACCGGAACATATCCTTGGTATGGAACCTCTTAGACACCATCAAATACTTAATCGTTTTTCTCAATCAGTTCAAAGAAATGATCTAGAGTTATAATTGCTAAAGCGGGTTGTCTATTTTTCTTAATTACTAATAACGGTTCTCTGTGATTATGTTTTTTTGCCTGTCTAAAATATTTGTAAAGTCCTATTAGCTGTTCTGAATTTTTACATTCTATTGAATAGCTGAAAGCTCTCTTAGCAGTTAGCGACAGCAGCTTAACATCTTCTCCATTCTCTCCTGTGTTACTGGTCCTTATATCTCCTGGATGAAGATTAAATAGTTTAACTATTTTGTCCTTAACAATATTTTGAAGATATCTTCCCTTTGCTTGCCTAGATTTATTTTTCATTATAAATTTATCATTCTCTTTGGACGTCTAACTGGAGTAGTAAAGTTTGAACTTTTAGTAAGAACATAATCTTCAAATATTTGTTTGTGTGTTCTAGATCCTCTGCTGATAATCATTTGTGTTTTTTTCATTTGATCAAAATCTTCAGCTGCACTTTTGTATATTGGAAGTGCTTTGTTTAACGCTTCATCTTTTTCTATTATGATTTTTCTATATAAGTCTTCTGGGTCTTGGTTGACCATTAGATCTATTCCGTCTCCACGATTTGCATAACTTGCACTCTTGTTTACAGGTTTTGCATAAGACTTTAGAAGATTAAGAATATTAGCTTTTTGTTCCGGGTAGAGTTGTTCTGCTTTTGTAAATTCAATATGTTCATTGTCTATATCGTGTTTAATATTGTGCCAATGAAGAGACATAATTTTTATCTCTTTTGGTGTCATGTCCTTATAACTTTTACCAACCATCAGACCCTTATCTTCTAAAATATATAATCTATGCCATGTGTTTTTTATTTCTATTTGGCGAGTAGTTTCTTTGTTATTCCACCTCAAACAGTTGCTGCTTAAAAATTTAAGAAGTGCATCATCTCCATATGATCCCCAGTCATATCTATCTCCATGGTTGTCATTCATATTAAGAATTTCATTTAGCTCATCAAAACTCATTAAGCCACTCCAGTCATCTGTGAATATTCTTGTTAGTTTAGATGTACCTTTTAAATCTGCTTCTAGTTTCTTTTGAACTGGGTGTTTGGATTGTTCTATTAATATTTTTAAATCTTCTGTCTGGGGCGCTCTTTTTTTAAACTGTGAAATATCTTTTATTTTAACTTCGTGTTTAAAATAATGGAGTAGGGCAGCTGCTCCTTCATCGCTATCAATGAACTTCCAAGCCTTGTCGAAAAAACCTTCATCTGATTTAATAATTATATCGTCTTCTGTTTTGTCTATGTTGCAGAAGAAATATCGTCTTACTCCATTACTAACACCCACAACTCTTTCGTCATTAGAGTATAGAATTATGTTTGTAAGGTTTGGTAGCTTAACCATCGGTTTACCTTTGAAGTTACAAGTGTAGTAGTCATCAGCTACAAAGTTTTTAAGAGTGTTTGTTCCTTCTGCTTTGCCTTTAAAGTCTCCTAGAGATACTTCATTTAAAACTAATACCTGGCATCCAACTAGTAATGTGTTGTGTGTGTTTGTTAAATGTTTGTAGTTTGCATTTTCATTAACATTCTCAATTCCTAATATTCTTGAAATAATTCTGGCTAACATTCCTTTTCCTGTGCCTTCAATTACAGAAACTAAAACTAAGGACCATTTTATTTTATCTCCTGGATGCAGCAAGTGATATGCAATCCATTCTTCAATAATTTTCCACTTCTTTTCTCCAAGCAACCAAACAAAATACTGAGGAATAAAACTAACATCTCCTTTTTTGGCAATAATATAATTGGGTTTATAAATGTTTAATATTGTTCCTCTTTGCACTAGTGGAATAATTCCAGGTCTTGGAATGAAGTTTAGTCCTGGTGGATACCCGGCATGTGTCATGAATGTCTCTGCTCTGGCAAACTCTTTGTTTTTTAATAATAGATCTGTAAGTGATCCTTCTTTGACTTCATGTTTCCAGAAATTATTTAACTGCTGCTTTTGATAAAATTCTTGGCTACCAATTTTATTAAACATGTCATTAGACATTACATAGCAATATGTTTTGCTTAACTTTCCGGCTTTCTCCTTTGATCTTCTTTGCTCTTGCTCAAGTTTTATTTGTTTAATTATTTTAATATCGGGTATGTATTCAGACTTTCCTTTTAATAATCCTTCTTTGGTAATTCCAATTTCTAACATCTTTGTAGGTAGTGGATCTGCTATGTCCCATCCTTCTTCTAGATCTGCTCTAGGATTAACTGTGCTAATATTTTCTGTTAGTTTATTTTCTATGAGAGCCAGTGCTACTTCATGCATAGCTTTTATACCTGGTGCATCATTNTCAGCCCAAAGNATAACTTCTCTGTCCATTAATGCTTCAAANTTAGTTTTATGAACTTGATTAGAACCACCAGACCANGTTACAACGTCATAGTCTTGAAANAANTTATCTCCTTCAAGTTTAGCTTTTTCTCCTTCAACAACAATTACTGGTTTGTCCGTTAGTNCATGCTCGCCAAATAAAGGTCTGTTTTTAGTCCAGGCTTTTGGAACCCAAGTTGCTTTGTCGGTATCATAGGACATTGGGGTAAATAGTTTTTTACCATTTTTAATTCCTTTCTTGACCCAGAAACATGTTTCTTTTTTAAAGTTTCTATATTCATATTGGTATTGATTTACATCTGATCGCTCTTGATCTTTAATCATGCCACCAGGAACTTTATTATCTGTTGGAGCTACTGAGTAATTAAACTTATATTCTGCCTTATCTGTAAGCTCATCAAAGTTATAAGACATGTTATTTTTTACCTGGTTTCTTTTCTCTAAGTTTGATTGTCTCCTTAACTTTGCCACTCTCTAACACCTCTGTTTTCAGTTCAAAGCCTTCATACGGTTGCTTTTCTGGCAGCTTAATATCAGTAATGTCGATGCCCATTTCTTCCGCTCTCATACCCCACTGTAGTAGAGAATTATAAGCACGCGCAGTTTCATATACCTGGTGTTGCAATTTAATATTCTCATTAAACAATTGCTGTAATTGTGGAAGGTAATGTTTTTGAATGTCCTGGTGTTGTTTAACTATACCGGCTGACAGAGTTTTAATCTGATTTTTGGAATGTTTTCTGTCTGCTATGTATCTATTTTCTAGATCTTTTTTCATCATTTTCATCTTTTCTGTAAACCACTTTATTATTTTCATCTCTGTAGTATTTGTATTTTCCGGATTGTCGGGCTGCGTTCATATAATCTCTATAATATTTTCTCTCAGCTTCTCTTTTTTCTTTGAGCATTAAGTAATCTTTTTTTTTCTCAGGTGTCCAAAAAGGCTTAGTCATCAAGACCTCTCATTTGTAATCTTAAACGTCCTAATCCGTGAGATCCATATTCTTTGACACTTTGAGCTTTCTCTATTGCAGCTCTGTCGTTAGCTCTTTGTTTAATTAATTCTCTAACATCTATACTCTGCACTTCGACAGGTTTTGTAGGGACGCGGGACGGGGAAATGATTGGGGTTTTTAATATTTCTTCTTTTGCAATATCTTCTTTGAATTTTCTTTTACTAAAATCATAATCCTTATATCTTTTTCTCATACCCATCTTTTCTTTTGGGTCTGCTGCACTAAAGATTACATCTATGTCATTCATTTCTTTATTGTATTTTTCAAATGGTGTTCCTTTTGCTTTTCTGGTAGCGCCAACCCTTTGTGCTACTGGTTTTTTTAGATTATTAATTATTGATCCAAATGGTTGTTCAATATCTCTTAATGGTTTTTTAATTTTAGTAGGTTCTCTTAAATATTTAGAAGCTTTTGTTATTGCTGCTCTATGCTCTGCTTCAAATTTAGATCCTTCTCCACCTGGAGCAATTTCTGCTATCTGCTCATTCTCTTTAATTGCTTCTGCTGCATTTTTAATTCGTTTACCCATACCATTTATAAACTCTCCAATAGACGCATCAAATTTGTAAGTCATTTGTTCTGCAAGAATGTCTCGACCTTTTGCAGAAGCTACATCCAAAGCATTAACTGGTTTTTTCTTTTTATTTTTATCTAATTCATCTGCAAGATCGTGTCTGCCAATAGATCTCATTAAATTAGAATGAGTAGGTGCTTTGTATGCTGTGCTTTCATACTGACCGTTAACTGGATTAACAAAGTATTTGCTCACTTCTTTTTAGCTCCTAATTTTTTAAGCATAAATTCTAAAGAAGCTCTTTCACTTTCAGTCATGTTCGCAATCTTTACACCTAGCTCTAAATACTCATCTAAATTTATTGGGGCAGGCGGTGCAACTGGTCCACCGTCTTCAAAGGAAGATCTATACTGTTGTGAATAGCTTAATAGATTATCTAATAAATCTTTTTCTCTATTACCTTTTCTAACTAAACTTTTATCTATCATCTATTTCCTCATCCATATGATCTTCGTCAGTGTCGGGAGTGAACATTAATTTAGCTTTGTCTAATGCCTTCTGTGGGTTCTCTACAAACTCTTGTAGTTCCATTTCCCAATCCCATTCATTATCTTGCATTAATTGTGCGTCTTGGTAACAAACGAGCTGTTGCCATTCTTCAAATATTTCTTTGTATGTATTAGTTTCCATTTGTTATTTTTCTGTCTGTTTCAAAAATATCTATCAATACTTTGCCGTGTAACTTGGTCCATATGATATGAGAATCATGACCGTAGAGAGAGATATATTTATTAATTGTTGTCGGTTTAATATTGTAATACTCCGCAGCTTCTTTTTTACCGAACCACCTCTGACCAAGTTTAATTTTAGTCATTACTTGTTCCTTTAAAGAAATATCGTTTGTATTAGTTTGTGTTGTCATATGTTTTAAAATAAGCCTTTATAATTGTTTGTCGATCACACGTGTTAGGCGTGGGAAATCTTTTTTCCAGAGCCGCGATTAATGTATTTTGTATCTGTATTATAGATGCGTTGGCGGAGCCTACAGTTGCATCAAGAATCTTTGAACCAGGAATTGTATTATTTTTTATTTTTTTTGTAGAACTTTATTCTCTCGAGACCACGTGAGTTCATCCAGTCTCTAAAATCTTTTGGTCTTTTTATTACTAATCTTCTATGCTTCTCAACCATACTATCTATTACTTGCTCTCTGTCTCTATATGAGGAATTCATTTTTAGATTTTCTTTTTTAGCTGTTCGTTTAGAAGGATTTACTCTGGTTGGATCTATTTTACAGAAGGTGCAGCACTGATCAAACACGCTTTCAATTATAGCTCTTAATGCCTTACCTTTATTTTGCTTTTTCTTTTTTTCTGCTTCTAATAACCCACAAAGCATATAAGTATTATCATCCGTAAGTTTAAAAAGTCTGGATCCTTTTAATAATATTTCTAATGCTTCTTCTTTAGTGTCGTATAAAGGTCTAGCCATTTCTCCAAGATCATCCCAAGTTTTAAATGGACTGTCTTCAATCATCATCTCATTTAAAGTTTTACCTGTTATGTTTGTAGCCTTAGCACTCGGCAAAATCTTAATTGGATAATAATCTACATATGGAACTAGGTTATCCATATTTTTAAGAATACGTTTGGCTGTTTTAGGATCTGTTACGAAATTCTTGACGTAGTTAGAGACAAGTCTTCTGTTTTCTTTTTTATTTATTTTTTTATATGTAAATTTTACACTTT